ATATTATTAGGATCTACAATTGTAGTATCCACATAAACTTGAGCACCCGTAGAAGTTTCCCAAGTTTGTACCATGATATAAAGAGCATTAAGGTTAGTGAGCAACTGGAATTATAGTGCTAGAACCATCACCAATATCTGCTCTAAATTTATCAGCAGCAATTACACCAGGAATAGTTGCGGCCAATCCTGCAGGAGTTACAGCCAATGTGGTACTTGCACCTGCTATTGTTTCAGCACTGGTTGCAAGTTCAATCAAGACCAGCTGCAGTTGTACTAGCAGTTTGAATAGCAACGTTAGCAGCAGCACTTAATCTTCCATCTCCATCTACAGTAAATGTAGCAACTTGAGTAGCAGAACCATAAGAACCATTTGTAACACCAGTTGAAGCAATACTAATAGTTGGGTTACCTGCTACACCACTACCATTACTAATAATGATACCAGCACCAGCAGTCAATGTTCTACCAGCAAATGTATCAGCAGCAGTTTGTACAAGGAATCCATTAGTATTATAAGCAGCTAATGCAGTAAGAGTAGCATCTAAAGGTTGCTTGTTTCCTAAATCTAGTAGTTAAGTTAGTAACTTGAGATTGAGCAATTTGAATAGATGTTGAACTAGCAGCAGTCAACTGACCTTGAGCATTTACTAGTAAATGTTGATACAGCACTTGCACTACCATAAGAAGCATGCAGTAACACCAGTATTAGCAATGCTAAATTGAGTACCTGTTAAAGTAAGACCTGTACCTGCAGTATAAGTACCAGCACCAGTAAACTGTACAAAAGTATATTGCAGTTGTACCTAAAGTACCACCTTGATCTGAAGTACAAACCCAACCAGTATCACCGTTAGTAGTACCTTGTTCAACAAAACAGAATGCTCCTGGAACTTCACTCCATGCATCCATGTCTGATGCACGTGTCCAAGCAGCTGCCTGTACAATATAAATACCATTAGTAGCAGGTGCTGCTTGGTTCTTAACAAGAACTCTATCACCAGCTACAACAGCAACACCATCAATTGTTTGAGGAGCCGACAATGTAATAGCACCTGTAGTTGCTGCTTTAACAGAAGCTTTAGGATCTAAACCTTGAGCAACACTATCAACATATTGTTTAGTAGCTGCACCTAAGTTTGCAACAGGATCTCCACTTAAAATAAGTAGACCTGTCATTGTATCTCCGCCTTTGTTTTACAGCATCTGTAATACCAAAACCAGAAAGAGTTGTAGGCTTACTTGTAATGCTAGACCATGCTGGAGTAATTGTTACCTCAGCACCAGTAGCTGTAATTCTACCTTTAGCATCAACTGTAAGAGGAGTATTAGTTGTTGCTGAACTATTATAAGTTCCTGCAGTTACACCAGAGTTTGCTAAGGTTGCAGTAATTGCTGTACTACCAGAACCACTTACATCACCAGAAAGAGTGATAGTTTGGTTACCTGTAAGTCTAGCGTTAACCTGACCTTGTAGTTTTTCAATTGCTACTTCAAGTGTATCTGTATTTAATACTGTTGAGTTAGCACCAGTAACAAAACCAGAAATTACTTGAGCATAGAAGTCTGTGATACCATAACCTGAAATTGTAGTTGGATTAGTACCACCAGTCACTCTACCTTTTGCATCTACAGTTACAGATCTGTATGTACCAGCTGTAACACCTGAGTTTGCTAAAGTAACTATAATAGATGTACTTCCACTACCTGAAGCATCACCACTTAATGTAATAGTTTGGTTACCTGTGATATAACCCAACATAGTTTGCACTTGAGCAGTTGTAAGTGCAATAGGAGCAGCAGCAGTCGCTGTGTTGTTACCAAGGATTGTGGTTGCACCAATGTTTGCAATTTTAGCAAGTGTTACGTTGCTATCTGCAATGAGAGAAGTTGTGATACCTCCAGTTGCTACACTTAATGTGACAGCACCTGAACTACCACCACCAGTTAAACCAGTGCCAGCAGTTACTGCCGTAATGTCACCAGAAGCTGAAACCCACGCTGTACCATTCCAAACTTGCAGTTCACTAGATGATGTATTAAAATACACCTGACCAGTAACCGGAGAAGATGGAGCAGTAGATAATGGATGAATCACTGCATTTTGACAATGTCTTTTTTTGCATGTCAATTGCATACGTGACTAAATCGGATAAATACTTAATTGCCATAATTGATTGTTTTAATTGTTATTTTTTGTTTTTAAGATAGATAAGCTGTTCCTTCAACAGGGATTATAAATGTTATTTGTAATTCATTTAAATTTATGTAACTAATTTGACCTACTATATCATCACCATTTTCATCTTCTGCACTTACATTTGGATACTTTTCAAGATTATGAAACAATATTCCAAACAGTTGCAGGTGTTGTTTGAGTAAAGACAAATGAATCAGGTTTTTGATTTATAATCTCCTTTTGAATAATTTCTAACTGCTTAAGAATGTTTTCTAATACATTGTTATCAGGACATACTGTAACTTGAGGACATGTATCATGACCTGTATTACATGATGCTGCCGGTGGTGTGTAAACCGTAGTACCCATTAAACCAACACTTACAACAGGAGCTGCAGTGCAACTGGAAGAACAACTTGTTTGACATGCAGAGTGATCTTGCCAATCACATAATTGTTTTTTGATCTTAAGTTTTTCAAGATCTATATAACAACATGATGCTATCCCATATCTTTTAGAACGGAAATCTCTATAAACAGCTTCAGCAAATTTTTGCTCTACTTCTATCTTTTTAACAAGTTCAAACATCTTCTATGTACTTAGTTTGTATTTACAGGCGGTTCTTCTGGTTTAGTACTTGTGTTGGTTAATTTTTTACTGTTTAGATAATCAGTTAAGCAGGTTTTGTGTACTACTGATCCATCTGGTGCTGTGGTCTTTTGACAACCGCAGCTAAAGCCTTTGTTACATTGTTTGCAATTCATATATTTATTGGTTTTAAAAATTATTAATTACATCCGCAGCTTTTGCATAAAATTTTGTCCAGTCTTTTTAATGCATAATTATACATATCCATGCCTAAAGAAGGACTGCTACAATATTCAACTTTAGCAACAGCTCCGTCAATTAAAGTTCTAATATATTGCATTTCTTCAATAAGTTCCTTTTTTTCACTAAAAGGTTCACAATTTTCTAAATCAATGCAACACAATACTTTATAATAAGCATTTAAGATATTGGTAATTCTTAAATGATTGTATTCTACATAAACTTTCTCATTAGGTGCTACGCTATATTTGATAACATAAACACCATCTGGAAGACCAATTCTACTTTCTTGGCAATCTTCTTTTTGTAAAGCTAAATCACATCCATTTAAATTTACAAAAAATTCTGGAGTTGTTTTAACAATAACAGATGAATTAAATCCAGGAACAGTAATTAGTAATTCCGGACAATCTATTGGAATTAATTCAGAATATTCACTGGTATCACGTATTGATAAAATCTCACAATTTGATACAGTTGGAACTTCTAGACTTAAAATATGCTTACTGGCCATATGGATTGAGTTTACTTAGTGTATTCTATATACATAATATACTAAAAAAAATAAAGATAAAAAAGAAAGGTGGGATATTTCTACCCCACCTTACTCATAAGATTCAGCTAAATTGATTAGTCAATATTAGCTTCAAAACTGATCGGGTTACCAGATGCACCAGCTACAGTTACAATTTTTGCCATTAAAGCATCCATTTTAGTGAATCAATGCAGAAGCAGAACACTTAACATAGATCTTGTAAACATACTGATCATTGTCAAAAGTACCAGAAGGATTGTTCAATCTAGGAATGCTGTGTTGGATGTAGTACGTTTTGTACAAAGCATCACGGTCAATAGCAGACAAGATTTTATCAGATCCTTCAATTTGACGGATACGTTGCAGAATCAGGATTACCTTGGTTGTAAGGAGATTGCATGTAAGCTTCAGTTAACAATACATCTCTCAATACAGTTTCACCAGAAGTTTGTTGCATAGTACCAGGAGTAGTAGTTACAACACCAACAGTCATTACAAGGATCACCAGTTTCATTTAAAACTGAACCAATCAATTGTACAGGCTCTTTCTCATAATGATCACGGGTATCAAATGAGCAGTTACCAAACTTAGTGTCAACATAAGCACCTACGAAAGATACACAAGCAGATACTTGATCAGCAACAGGGTCAACTGAAGGAGTGTAGTTTCCAGAAGGAGCTAAACCTAATACTTGAGCAATAGTGTAAGTAGTTGTAGTAGCACCTACAGTTACTTGCATACCACCGCCAGTTTTTTCCTTGGCAAAAGGCTTGATGATAGGATCTTCCAATAACATAGCAGCAGCTTTAGCTAAAGCAACAGCAGGGTCAAGGTAAGTCTGATCAATAGCACAACAGTTACCAGGTACATTGTTTTGATAAGCACTTCCTGAGCTATCACCAATTGCATAAGCATTGTGATTCAAGAAACGCAAAGCAGGAGAACCTTTTACGTCCAAACGTAAGAAAAGGTTAGATCCACAAGGAGCACAAGTAGAACCTACACAGATTTTTACAGTTGCTGCTGTAGAACTTTGACATTCAGAAGACCATAATCTGCTGATAAATCTAGCATTAATGCCTTTAGATTTTACAGACTCTTTGTAACCACCATGTCCTGGGTTGTTACCAATGTTGTCTTCAGTGTGGAAACTACCTTGTACAAGGTAAAACAATTGACCTGGGGTGATAGTGTTACCAGCAGAAGCTTCTACAGAAGCCCAAGAGCTGTTTACAACTTCAAATAAACCAGGTGTGAAAGCAGAAGTCTTAACTCCCGCAGCAGCAAAGCCATCTACTACAAATGCTTTGCTAAACGCATGATTAAAATAAGCCATTTTTTTTAAATTTTAAGTTTACAAATAAATATTATGTGCACTGTGCACACATATAATA